CCCGCAAAAAGCTCCGAAGGTAGCTATAAATGTTTTCATTAATACATCAATACGATCCATCTTTTCCTCTCCTTTTCTAAAAATAAAAAAAGACCAGTCAATTACACCTGCTCTTTGTTCTCTAAATCAGTTATTCGACTATGCAAATCAACAATTTTCTCTCCTAAATTCGGAATGACTTGCTTAATTTTATTAATTTCATGTTCATAATCTGGTGTATCTTGTATAGGCGCTGCAAAGGCTATTGGTACTTCTGTTTCATCAAGAGTTGGTGGCTTCTGATTCTTGATATCCTCGAGTTCCTTCTGAATATCAGCCAATTGCTGTTTGATTTTTTCTAGTTCAGAAGGTTCTTCCGGTTTCGGTTCCTCTGGTTTCGGTTCAACTGTTTTAACCCATTTCCCATCTTTAAATAATGGGTAGTAAATTCCATCAGGGCAAACCTCTAAAGTGCAATTTTTAGGAATGTCAGGTTCATAACCTATAACCACATCTTCTTCGTATGGGACTTTAATTGTTTCATATCTAACATAGTATTGAACACAGTCAGGGCAATCATATTTACTAATAGGAGGTTCTTCATCTTCCTGATATTTATATGTCCCGTTCTCAATAGATTGATGTAGCTCACATAGTTTCTCTTCTGTGACAATTTCTTTCGTTTCTTCTCGATAGAATGTTTGTTTCTCGTAAATTTCTTTTTCTGCCAAGGAGATCATCTCAGTGAATCGTCCTTCTTCGTCATAACAATAACCGTAGTATTTAGCCATGTGGTTTCCTCCTTTTAGTTAGTTACGTATGTTGACGTAATGTAGAAACTCTTACCAGTGACTGATGAAGAACCTAAATCTTGCATCCATACTTCTCCATTAGAGTTGATAACAAACAAGCCCTGTACACCATCTATTGATGATACATTCTGCAGTACCGTTAATGTTGGGCGCATATCTACTGGAAGTGTAAACATCGGAGCGGTATTCCCTCCTGATTTCTTTCTAAACGGAGCCCTAAGCGTAACTGTATTTCCGCGTCTATCCGCTATGACGGTGTTACCTGTAAATAACTCAGCATCTGCTGTCAAGTTTATATTAGCTCGTCCGTCTTTATCATTACCGTTTACACACTTCCAACCTGACCACGTAGTTCCATTTATAAAGTTAGACCATACACGGTTGTCCGTTGTGACCCCTATAGCATACCCGTAAGAAGTTCCGTGCATGTTTGAAACTCCTCTAATGGCTAGCGTGTTAGGAGTATTCAAAGCACTTCCAGCCGCATAAAATGTACGGAAACCTCTTCCGACGTCTAGCACTTTAGCAAGAATATCCTCACCTGATCTGGCTTGAAGTGAGGCATCACCGTTTGGAGCTGATATATCTAACTGCATGTTCGTTGTGTCTGCTATAGTCATCCAAGGAGTCCACACATTATTGTTTAAAACTCGGAAATACATCTTGATAGTGTTACCTGATAAGTTAGTAGCCCTTTGAAGTCTGTACGCATCAGCAGCACCGTAACGGATAACTTCTACATAGAAGAATGCAGTGCTATTCTCTGGAGTGTTCTTCATTCTCTGTCCAGTATATTGACCTGCTTCTATTAAGTCGTTTAAATCAGTATCATTCCTACTTATAGCTTTACCTTCTCCTGTAGTGAATCCATTGTAGATTTCCGTCTTCTTATACACATTAACGTTACCTAAAAATTCTAAAAGGTTATTAGCTTTCCAGTACTTGAATATTCCTTTAGATGAAGCCCAATCATACATTCCGAAATCTCCAGAGGGATCAAAGAATAACCCTTGTTGTCTAACTCCCCCACTAGTGGCACGGATAGCCTTTGTAGAAGATGTAACATCTAAGTCAAGATTACCTGTCATGGTATCCCCTGATTTCTTAACCGCCCCCTTTGCTAATTCCCCAGCTGCAATAATGCCATCAATATCTACACCTTCAAGCTTCTTACCTGCTTCAATGGCTTTTTGGATTACTGGAAATTCATTTGTAGATTTCATTGCATCATCAGACATTATTGATTCATCTACTGTAAATGCGAATTTACAAGTTTCAATTACTTTGTTATTCGGGAAAGTGAATCTCAATTGTGCAATGACATTACCATAAGCAATCAGAGTTTGCGTACTTAAAACAACATAGTACTTACCCTGCATTTGATTTACATTCTGCACATCTTGGAATACTCGCTTACAATCAGGCTTTAAGAATGCAATTTGTACACCTGTTGCTGATGAAAAATCTGTTACTAATTTGTCGTGAGTAACATTGATTAATAGTTTGGCAGAGTTTAAATCATTCTGATAAAACCGGATGAGCTTCAGTTCCTCTTCTTTTACATTGAATTCCTTGTGTTGCATCGTATCAATTGTTATTTCTCTTATTTTAAGTATTTCTGCCAATTGATTTCACCTCTTTTATTATTGCGATACTTGCGTTGCTTGTTGCTGCAAGTTAGTTAAACAATCAGAGCACACATTTAACGTTCCTAACTTATGCAAATGAGCATTCTTTTTGCACAACTCACAAAATGTATCTGTTTTACGCAAATAAACCTGGTCGTGATCTGAGAAAATCTCAACTACATCACCAGGTTTAACACCAATATCGGATAATTTATCTAATGGTACTTTTACAGAACCGTCTTCAGAAATCGTTACTGTTACTCCTAAGTATTGATATGTCATAAATACCTCCTATATTGAAATGTTCATAAATGCCCATCCGTTTGTACCTATATGAAGATAAGCTCCCCAGCCTTTACTTCCGTTCATGTATTTGATAGTCCCTAAAGAGTCCGGTCCTCCACCAGCAATATTTACTCCTTGTGTACTTATTTGAGTATTAAACGACACTGACCCGCCAGCATTGAATGTTATCTGTTTAAATGAACGAAAATCTATTCCCATTTCACCCGTAATTGTTGTCTTATTGTCTCCAAATAGATGAGTATTTCCATTTGAATTGAGATAAAGCGAACTTGGAAACGCTGGATCACCCGTAATTGTTCTGCCTTTAACTACTCCCACACTTGCAGTATAATAATCACCAAGATTTTGTTGTGAAATTGCCATTGTTCCGTCGTTAAATACGCTAGAATCAACGTTCTCATGTAGAAGAATTGTAGGTTGCATTCTTCCATTTTTATTCCAGTAGTAACCAAAATACATTCGTGTTAAATTCGATTCCATCAAGCGGATGAATTGTTTTTCTATGTGAACATAGTTAGAGCCACTATCAGTGCGTAGTGTAGAACCTTTAATTTCTCCTGCTAATATACGCTCCGCAACAACACCTCGGCCAGTGATTGCGTTCCTAAAGGTCATTCCTCCGTCAGTACTTACACCTAATCCGGCACTATTCAAGACTACAACATAATTGGGATTATTCTTATCCTTCGCAATTAACCCTTGTGGTGTGATATCTAATTCACTAGTTACACCTAAAATCATGCTCGTGACATTCGCAACTTCCGCTGCCATCGCATTGATTGGGAGCTTTTCTCGCCCCTCTATCAAATCATTAATTGTTTTAGCGGCATGATCTAAATTAGACTGATACCTTTTGGTAATGTCTTGATTCCCAAAGGTCAATTGAACATCCAGTATATTCCCGCGCCAATCACGTAATACACTCCGATTTACAACACGTACTTCTGCGTCCAATCCAATTCTTTCATCAATTAGAAATACCCGATCACCAAGTCCACTCTGAGCAATCGGGTATTTCTGTTTCGTTAAATCATGTATATCGGCAGTTACGCTAATTTTTAAACTTTCATTCACAATCTTTTTTAAACTGTTTTCCATTGTTGCATTTAATTTTATACGACCGTCTTTTAAAGGTGGCGCGTGACGCACTCCGATTCCAGGAATACTTGCAAGCGGTGATGTATACTCACGAATCAATTTAGCACCTTGCCATCCATCTTCTTCTGTAAAATCACCATAACCTTTAGCGTATGTCCAAAAACCTGATGCATCAACTTCTTGAACTATATTTGAAGCATTCAATCTATGGCGGTACATGACGTTTAAGTCAACTCCGATTTGCGGTTCAATGGTTACAACCTTGCCGAGCACCTTAAATTCTGCCCCATAACGATTCAATGCATCTTTAAACATTTCAAGTCGGGTAGACCCACCACCGAATCCTTCCCATTGTAACGAATTGTAACTACCATTCAATTGATAAACATAGCCACTTCCACTAAAAATAGTTGCAAAGCAAGCATTCGCAGTAAAGTATTGATTATATTCTTCATACACACGGTCATTGTCGAAGTCATCATAAAATTTCGGTACCGCTTTAATCTCAGCAGTTAATGTTTTCCCTTCACCCTGTTTCTTCAGGTAAACAACTTTGTATTCCGTTTCATTATCATCGACTAAAGTCCACATTTCTGAGAGTCTATTAAGAAATGTTAAATTCACTTTATTAGGAGGTATCTTTGCAGAAAACACACAATTCCCATTTAATTCTTCTTCAATTAAATAAGTTGTTTGTGTGATATACTCTATATTTTCTAAATCACGTACATACATATTAAATCACCTCACTTGTAGTAAAATCTAAAATCGAATTCTATTGTTGCTGAGGTGCAATTAAACACTTCTAAGGTATTCCACCCTGGGACAAGCTCAATGAAATCCTTCTTTGTATTCCTTAAAAAAGATAACCCGTTCCTACCTATATTGGGACCTGAGTAAATAATGGTGTCTGTAATATATAAAGCTGACGTTATTGTTGCAGTGCTAAGGTTTGTATGATTCTTAAGCATAAATCCTGCTGTGCTACCAGCCACATCACTAATTGTTATTTTTAATTCTTGTTCAAAAGGATGCACTGGAATGTTACCAGGATTGAAAATTTGAAATCGTTGACCTGCTACGGCTTTATGTTTATATACCCTTGAAGCAGGATCACTGATAATTCCCATACCAGCTCCCCATAATCCACTCCCTGGATTAACTCCATCACGTTGAATATCTGATGACTTACCAATCGATTCAGCAAATGGCAAGTCTGCTGTTTCAAATTCCAATTCACCAAATCCATATTTGAGTTGCTGATCTATATCGAATGTAGAGGACATATTTACTTTATATCGTTTGCCACTAACAATTAGATTATCTCCATTTTGATACTCTAATCGTCGTAATTCACGAATATAGAAAGGTTCTGTACTTAGTATCATCTCAAATAGTTTATCTCGCGTTATTGCTACATCTAATAAATCCTGCGCTTTAAAATAAAAGGGTGCAGTTATATTCCGTACCCCATAAGTAGATCCTGTGCTAATTCTTCCGCTTGCGCCTTCTACATCTATATAGGTAGGACGCATTTCAATCGATCCCACACGGAAGTCTTGCACCTGAACGTTTATGTCAGATAGTTTCATAGTTTGTCCATTCATTCTTGTGATTTGCACGTCCATTAGAAATACCTCCTTACTGTGTTTTCGACTGCATTCCCTTCATTTACATGAGGTCGTACAATACGTCCTACTGTTTCACCTTCCATAACAACTTGTAGATTATCTAATTTGTCACCTAGATTTTTAACTGCAGCTGCCACTAATCTATTGTCATTTTGACTTGCAACATTAGCTGATTGGGAGTTAATCATTGCTTGTTGCCCGAAATCTGATGAGGAATTAACACCAGATACATACGATGGAGCCTTATAACTTCCTGAAATAGAAGGAATCACAGGAGCTACTACACTACCAGGAAGAATATCACCCATTTGAATTGAATCGGTCAAACTAGAAAATCCATCTTTAACAGCAGTTGCCATATCTAACGCAGTACGTACTAGCGGGTTTATCATACTATCCATTCCCTGATCTAAACCTTGACCTACGTATACCCCTATATCTCTCATCACACGTGAAGGAGAGTGGATACGGAAAAATCCGGTAATAGTATCTTTTATGGAACGACCAATGTTAAACACCTGATCTATGAGTTTATTGGCATAACTGTAAATACCATTAATCATTCCGGAGATTATTTGTTGGCCAATCGTGAAAAAGTAACCTACAAAACGCTGGACTGTATTTACCGCTTGCCCTAGCACCCATCCAATAGCTGAAACTACATTGTTCATTTTGTTTTGTATTCCGCCTATAATAGCGTCCCAAATTCCAACAAAGAAATTTTTGAACATACCGCCCCAACTTTGTGCTAGACGGGTTATAGTTTCTAATTTTGAACCGAAGAATACATATAGATCTGCAAGAGCATCATTCCAAATCTTCTTTATATCTCCCCAAAATTTACCGAATAACCGACCTATGTCATTTCCAAATTTACCAAGCCACTTTAGGACTCTCCCAGCACCCCACAATTGCAAGTAACCCCAAATCGCTTCTAGTGCTCCGAACCAAATTTCCTTAACCCCTTCCCAAACTCCAGCCCAATCGCCAGTAAAAAGGGAAGAAAAAACTTTCACGATTCCGAGTATAACTTTTAGAATTCCTTGTATAAAATCACGTATCGCTTCTAGCGTTCCAATCACGATTTCCTTTATAATCGGCCACGCAAATTGGAATACAGCAACTATAATCGGCATTATCGTCTTTATGATTTCACTCGCTACGGACCAACAATCAGAAAAGGCTTGTTTTATCTGACTACCGTTTTCTAGCCAAAACTGGGCTATTTGGGTTCCGATCGCAGTCATGAAGGACCAGATTTCGCTTAAAAATTCGCTTATTGCTTGCTTGATAGACGATACAGTATTAACAACCGTTGTAATTGTTGCCTGATTCATCCCTAGCGATTTTAATAATGCTGTTCCATTTTCTTCATCACCTGCAAACAACGCAAAAATGCCTTGCATGAATACTGCAAAGCTTGAAAAAACTTGTTTAATTGTTTCAATTACCCCTCGAACTGTTTCACCAAATGATATGATTGCTCTAGTATTCTCTGGTGACATCCCTAGAGAAGTGAGCATACTAGCTGCACCATCACTATTCCCTTGTAAAACTTGCCAAAACGCTTTAAAAACGGTTATCACGTTATTTACTGCGTTCCTAAATGGTTCTATATTTTTATAAGCATAAGTAAACCCTAAAGCTAAACCAGTTATCGCAGCTGCTAGCGCCCATGCTACAGGACTCGCCATGGCTAACACCATTACTGCCGGTTTAATAATCATCCATAAAGCAGCAAATGCCGCTCTATACCCTTTTAATAATCCCATTCCTGCACCTAATGGCAGCAATAGGAGTGTTAAGGCTGGAACGAGCATCATTGTCCCTTGGATGAATTTCGCTAAAGTAGGATGCGCTTCATTAAATGCAATGACCATTTTCGCCATTGTGTTAACAAAATTATAAATAGGTATCATTAAAGCGGCAAAAGCATCCCTCATTGGCTGTAAAGCTTCAGTAAGTGACTCCATCATGTCTTTATATGCCTTTGCGTATTTAGGGTTCATTTCCATATTAGCTTTATGCAATTTACCATAAAACATAACTGCTCCAGCACCAACGACTAAAAACGCTTGTCCCATACCCATAACAGATTGGTTAATAATACGAATTTGATCATTTAACTGCTTCATATTCGCAGTAGGTCCAAGAAATTCTAACGCTAGTTGAGCGGCACTACTTCTGTTAGCCAATCGTTCCATTGCATTTGTTGCTGCTAAAGCACCTCTAGAAACGTTGTATAATGGATTACCCATACGTTGCAAGTTACCTTGTAGTTTACTTGATGTTGTAGACATATTGTTCAACATACCGATGGTTTGCAAAATACTAGCTTGTTTCATTCTGTCTAGTTTCATAATTTCATCATTCGCGGCTTTTTCTGCTTTACCAATTCTATTAACTTGAGCAATTAAATCCTGGGCGCTACCAGAGTATGTTGCCATGCTCATAGCAGCATCTAAATAAGCGAGTTTAGTTCGTTTTAGTTCTTCAATATGAGGCTTCATAGCTTCTCGTTGTTCGTATTTCATTTGCCTTAATCTACGACTATATTCACTGTTAGCATTCCCCATATTTTCAATGCTACGTCGATATTCTCTAGAGCTTCGACTGGTTGATGTGACAAAATCGTTCATTTCACGACGCATCTGTTGAATCTCGCGACGCATTTGATCAGTTTCAGCCCTAAACTGAACAACTAATTCTTCTTGTGTGGCCAAATCTCTCCCTCCTTTCTAATTGAAGTTGAGAGTTTGTAAGAATTGCATATGCTCTTGCGCTTTTTGCATTTTTTCTTCTATCGTTAAATCTTGATTGTTTTCTCCATTCAACTTATTTCGGTCGAATAAATCAGATGGTTTTAATTTCTTTTTAGGATCATGATGATAGGCTACACGCATCATAAGGGCAAACACGCTATTTGTTTGTAACTCATCAAGGTGTTGCTCATTCCGACCTATCATCAAATTTTCGAATTCACGAGGGGTAAGCGCCATAACCTCGCTAGGCAATAATTTTAAATATCTAAACCCATCTTGTTGAACTTTGTCTAAGTCCTCGCGAGTAAATTCTCTTATTCTTCGACCTTCCCGAACATTTCCTCTACCATTTCCATCATCTCTGGGTTCTCCGCTGCTTCTGGATTCTTGGCTAGATACTGCTTCTTCATTTGTTTTCTCAACTTTTTTGTTGTCTTTTGGTAGAAAGTACTTTCTGCTACCACCTCATTTAAAAGTTCTTCAATGAATTCTTGAGAAATTTTCCCCTCTTCAAATTGTTTTTCGATGTTCTCCATGACTTTATCGCGTGTAAACCCTTCTTTTGTATGCATTAATCCAAAGTAGATAGCATCAACAAACAACTCTAAATCTCCTTGCATACAAGCCATTACAACTTCGTTTGAACCGCCCTCATATTTTTTATTTAATTCATAGATGTTTCCAAAAGTAAGTTTTAATTCGTATTCCTTTTTATCGATTTCAAAACGCATTTATATCAATCTCCTTTTAATTGGATGTTATTTTCAAATTTAAAAAGGACGGTAAAAACCGCCCTTTACTGACCTGCACCTTTAGGGATTTCTGTGAGTGTTTCTGTTCTTACAGATCCGGATAATTTTACTTCAACTGAATAAGAAACAAATTCACCGTTAGATGAAGAACGTTCAAAAGAAGTAATCATATAGTTGCCAGCTTCTGCTTCTTTCGTTCTCATATTGATTTCATAGATCTCCATATATTCACCATTTCTAATGGCAGCCTTAACAGCAGGATAATACGGGTCGCCTTCCGCTAACGTACAAGAGAACGAACGTGTTTCTTTTCTTTTTCCATAATCGGAATATGATCTATCTTTTGACTCCGCTTCAATTTCATCGGCTTCAATATTATGAGAGTCTTCGGTCTGGTCAAATGGTCTAACTAATATTGTCTGATTAGTTTGATCCTTGATTTTTGCAGCGATAATAAACTCATCACCACGGTACATTTTGTTCTTAACTGTTCCAGCTGTTTCAGCCATATATTTCACGCTCCTTAATTTACATAAGCTTGTTGGTATTCAAAAATCATTGTTAATTGCGCAGAACCAACTCCACTTGGAGCAGTTGTTACTCTTCGAAAATAAATCGTATCAATCGATTCACTACCATCTTCATTTCGCAGATGTACTGTGTAACCGTTACTTCTGATTTTGTTAGCAACCTTTTCTGCTGCTTGCATTGCCTTATCTGTTGTTGCATTAAAAAACCTTACTACCATTGTATATAGTAAGGTGTAATGATCTTTTGAAGTTTTATCATCATTTATAGATAAAATCGGATAATATACCGATGGAATAACTAGTTCTTCTGGAACTTGATCATGATAAGCGAATGTATTAGCAGGTAAACTGTCGTATACAAAAGCTTTCATAGAGCCATGTATTTGCTCATACATAATTATCTCGCTCCATTCTGTACCCATTGCTTAAATTGGCGGTCAAATGAACGTTGGAACATGCGCTCATATATTGCTACTGCATTATCCCAATACGGACGACCTTCAATAAATTTAGCAGTAAGCATCATTCCGGTAGGTGCATGTGGATCATACTCGAAATTATGTCCTTCCCATCTACCTGGAACAAATCTCCTTACCTGCTGCCATCCATCATTTTGTAATTTTGCATAGCTTAAGTTGCTACCAATCTCTAATGTTAATCCACCATCAGATGAGCGCCACACGTTTCCATCTCCACCCTTATCAAACGAGTTTAGCAGTCTTCTTGTATCCACAACCGCTAATGAAATGATTTGATTTTGCACCTCTTCTAGAAATTGAAAACCGCTAGCTTCAAGCCATAAAGCAACGTTTCGATCTATTCCGCTTGCCATACGATTCAACTTTGCACTGAACTCACGGAATCCCCTAGTTGTTATTTGGCTAGCCATGATTCACTCTTCCTCTCTGCTAGGGCTTTTATATGTGAAACCTCACCAGTACGTGGATTCTTTACTGGAAAGGGATTGCGTATATAGTAAGTGACATTCGTATCTTTTTTAATCGCTTTGTCATTATGTTTAACATCAGCATCTGGCATAAACAATACTCGGATTTCTTGACTGTTTAATTGGTTTGGTACTGATTGTATAGAGGCAGTTGTACCTTCTATAAAGTAACAGTTTTGTTCTGCTATATCAGGCGTATCCTTGTATGAGTACACTTCTTCTCCTGGCTGTCCATACTTACCTGGCTTTGTTTCCTTCTGCAAATGGTAAATATCACACTCATGGACTATCATCGCTTGAAGAGACATTAAATCGCCCTCATTTTGAATGTAACTTTATTTTTACCTTTATGATTCATGAATTTTTGCAAAAGGTATAATACAGATGGTTTTGTGATACTGGAACTATCCTTTGTATAAGAATAGTCACCACTACCAATGCTTTCGGACTTAATACCCTTCATCGCAGTTGTATCAGCATTAGTATAGGCATAATATTGCGCTAACTTCTTACACGCTAACTTCACTTCTGCTGGAACTTCCGGATATTTCGTCTTATCAGTAAAATCTATTTTAGAGAGATTATAAATCTCTGTTTCTGCCTCAAGTATGTCCTGCTCCAATAGAGGAACAGGACGTTTCTTCACTTCAGGTAGTACAGTGTAATCTATTAATTCTTGAGCAGTAATAAGTGGCATGCTTATCACTCCGATTCTTGAGATTTAGATGATGTTTTGCTTTCTTTTACTTCTTCTAAATCAGAATAGGTACTCAGTAACTCGTCGCGTTCCTTTGCGGTTACTTTGTGCGGTTCGTTCGCATAGAAATAGCGTCCTCCACCAATATGAAGAACGCCTGTCTTTTGTTTATATTGAACTAAGGGCATTTAATTAGCTCCTTTCTTACAGCTTTTCACCGGTCATCCATGCTACTGCATCCACTTCACGGATAACGCAGTCTAAGTAAGCAAATAAGATATGGTACGTAGCATCTTTAGCCGCGGCAGTAGCACCTTGAGCAGTACGGTTGTATCGTACATCACGTGTAAATACAGGTTTTAAGTTCTCGCGAGGCGTTAGCATAGCAAATCCAGATTGCATTTCTTGTACAATCTCAACCTCATAACCTCCTAATTTAGTAACTTTACCATCAACTAACACCGCATCCCCTAAATTAGTTTGGCGATTTGTTAATAGAGACATTAATTTGTCATGTGTTTTTTGCGTAATGAACCATGCAATGTCTTTTCGAGTTTTGAAACGTTCTGGAAGAATAGCTACATGATCAACAAACGCTTGAACTGTTACTTCCTCGGCTGCTAAATCTGTTTTATTTGTAGATGCTTTAGCCTTTTTAACAAATCCATCGATAATCTTAACAAATGGATCAGTAGAGGATGTATCTCCATTGAATGCTAAGTCCTGTAAATCTGTACCAAATTGTTCTTGAATCATGCTAATAATTACATCTTCAACATTTTGGCCGCGAGAAGCTAATGCATACCAAACATCATCGTTTTGAATCCATTCATCCCATTTTACTTTCTTAACAGCGTAAGGGATTTGTCCAGGCGCGATCGAACCAACACCAGTAGGAGTATCATTTTTAGACGCTTCACGTAATTTACGCTTGCCTACGCTTAAAGTATCGATATTACCAGCAGGAGCTTTCTTGTAGTATGGGTTTAATTTAGGTAATACTGTAGCTTTATTGATTGTATCGCGTAAAAACGCTTCTGCTGCTGCCTGTGGTAATGGTACATTTACATCCTTTAAAACGATATCTGTAGAACCACCTGCAATAATTTGTCCGTTATTCATATATGTGTTTCCTCCTTAGTTACCAAAGTATCCAGCGTAACCGCCAGCAGATTTTTGTACGTTTGTAGCACCATCAGTATCTTGTTGATTGCTGATACCTTGGGACTTTTTAAGATCTTCTAACTCCTTTAGAATTGGAGCAGTAGCAGCTTCAACAGCTTTTGCAACCGCAAGTTCCTCAGGTGTCTTTTCGGGTTCGATATTTAAATGTTTCTTTACTGTTTCTAGCTCCTTTTTAATTGGCGCTACAACATCTTCTAACGCTTTCGCTAATTGCTCTTGATTCATAGTATCTTCCTCACTTTCTGCGCCTTCCGGTGACGGTGTGACGCGTGTTTTTAGGTTTGTTAATGATTCGATAGCAGCATCGATATCTGCCATATTTGGAGGGCTGATTTTCTTACCTGCTTTCTCTACTACTGTAAGAAAAGTTAATTCGGGTGCAGAATAATCTACAGTTAATGCTTTAACCTCAGCTCTCTCTGTTTTCCCACTAAAAAATCCCTTCAATAATTGAAAGAGGGATTCTTTTTGCTTCTCTTCAGTTTTGGTTACTTCTTCCTCAATCACTTCTGTTTCTGCAATCCCTGCAAGAGAATAACCTTGGAATTCGCCTTTCTTAACAGCTTCCCATGTTTCCTCATCTGCCTTTGTAGTAAGGATCCATGTACCTTTCTTTACAGGTTCTCCATTAAGCTCCATATCAGCAGGTGCAATATATGATTCAACAACTTCTCCAACTCCTGCTACAAAGTCGTGATTTTTATCGATTTGGCGGTACTTGAGCATAAACTCATGCGCTGCCTTTTCGATTGTCTTAGCATCTGCGAAATCTCCGTGAGCATCGATTGTATCCGGCTCATATACAATTCCATAGACAAGACGTTCTGCTTCATCATCAGACTTAATAACCTTTACAGGCTTTTCAAAGTTTGGTTGTTCTTCTGATTTCGTCAAAAAGAACTTACGTTGGTTTGCTCCATTCTCTACAAAAGAGACGTGTGAAACCTGCAAGTTCTTCAGCTTACGTTTTTTCATTTCTTCACCTCCTTTCAGTACTATTCCTCTTTAGGTTTTAATGCCAATAGACTCAAATCATATTCAGTATACTTATCGATAGCGGAATCAATTTTAACCGCAGTCCAATTCTGAACTTTTTCTCCATTTATATAAAGAACATCGTTGTTACCATCACGAGAAACGAATACAAGTGCAGGAGGTTCATCAAATTCAAGAGTAAATTTATTTTTAGATTCTTCATCCATTACTTATTCAACTCCTTTAAAGTTTCTTCCCTAATCTTCTGCTTCTCTTCTTCTGATAGGCCTAATATATTGTTATCTACTGCTGGAGACATAACACATTTGCACTTAACTCTCTCCTTAGCAGATAGAGAACTATCGCGCGGAAACATACACCTCTCACCAGAACCGGGTAATTCAAATTCTTCCTCTACTGGCACCGTTGTACCGTCATACGCCACGTGATTATCACGAGGTTGGTTATTCTTTGCACCGCTATGACGCCACTTCTTACCCGTAACCGCAGGGGATTGGCGATATGATTCAAATTGAGAAGCAGAGCATGCTGCAAGGACTTCAGTCTGCGCTGTAGTCTTCGCTCTCTTCCGATCAAATTCCGGAAGTTTCGCAAGTTCTCTTGCTATTTCTTTTATGCCTTTCCCCTTTTCTAATCCTTCATTTAAAATACGTTCTACTGCTTTATGAGAGTTAATCTTCATGATCTTACCTAATTCATCCGACCAACTATCAATCCATTTTGTGGTTCGTTTTGAGAAGATATTAAACTGGATATCCGGGTCAATTGCATCCATAAAAGCTTTCGTCATATCTTTCATCGTGTAATTAAGAAACTTCCTAGCCACTTTACTCAAGCTTTTAGCGAAGGTATCCGCTCCAAATAGGCTACCAGTGACAAAGTCGATAATGTCCTTTATCTTGATACCCTTCTCTACAGCATCTTTTTTCGTATAGTTCTTAATCCCATCGACGAAGTGTTTCTTCTGCTTACGAAGCAGTTTAGCAATTTCCTTTTCAAATTCCTCAACGTATCCTGGTAACATGTCCAATACTTCTAGATCAGCAGGTAATGAAGCAGTAAAATCGTCAGTATCAGCCTTTTCAATCCACTCATTTAATGAATCTAGTAACTTATCAATCTTCTGCATCTTGCATCGACTCCAGTAAGTCACGTAGGTCTTTCATTACATTGATTAAGTCTTCATTTGAACCGCTATCAACTGACTTCTGCAACTTCTCACTCAGACCTTTTTCCCAACCACTTACTTTACGATGACGTTCTAATACTAGAGCTACAGGTTGGTCTGCTTCTGGCATATCGTAATCTGAGAACTCTTTATTTAGCATATTACCAGCAATATTACGTATATCTTGGAATGTTAAGCCACCCTTATCAGCAAGTACCTCAATTGTTTTAACCATATCCTCAGTGTTACTAATCTCAGACTTACGTAAATTCACGTATACGTGTTTTAAACCATATGGGAGCAGCAGGACATTATTGATAATGAACTCTAAGTTATTACGTTCAGGCTCAAATACCTGCTCCTCTGTAATTTCACGAACAGATTCAGCAGTTGCTCTGTTAAAATCTCGAATATAACCAACATACACGTCAGGTAAACGGAATGCTGATTGTACCTTTTGACGTGACTTCTCATCATACTCAAGGAATAGAGCGTCATTTTGCAGGATATCTGCTAGTGATTTTAATTCAATATCTACATTAGGCTGTGTATCACCTACAACGCCTTCTTCAGCACTTTCTACTTGTAACAAAAGGTATTTATGTTGATTATCCTCACCTTCAACATTCGAAACGTAATCAGCTATGGCCGCTTCACTATCATCTGATAAAATCCCATTTTTCAATAAGATAGCCATTGGAATATGACGCCCTTGTTTGAAATAACGCAGGTTTAATTCTTCTGCCTTCCTCGCGCCAACCATGTGAACAACATGCGATACCCAACGTGGAATTCCGTATGGTCCATTACCAATCTTTAAATGGAGAACTTCAGTAGCATTTTTCTCTCCTAACGAAACTTCGGAAAACTCACCAGTCTCTTTATTTAAGAAACGCGGATCACCAAACTCTTTAAAGTAAGTATCTACTGCTCCGACTCGTTGTACATATCGACGGAATACCTTCTTACGCTTAATTTCTTTTCCATTTACTAAATATGTTACATCTTGAGGTTTATTATCCTTACGTGTCACTCTCATGTACTGCGGTAACATATTTATTAATTCAGCGGGTTTTCCCTCTAAATTACGAATAACTTCTATATAACCATTGCCAGTCGTCTCTTTATCATCAATAGCAGTTTCGAGAATCTCTTTGAATGGCTTGTCGAAACTAAATAAAGGTATGATTTCTGTATCAACTAGTGACCACTCTGCCTTCATTTCAGAAGTTTCCTTGTCGTCCTCTTGTTTATACTTCATTTCATGCCCAAATCCAGCAATATTTCGCTTATACGCATCTATACATTGACCTAGAATTGTACTATTTTCCCTAATCTGTTGTAAGTCTTCAATTCTATAAGGCGGTTCAATGATGCCATTTACAGCATACTTTTCGTTCTCGCTCTCTTGCTGACGAGACAACACTTGAGTATTTGTTCCTGCTGCCTTAATTACCTTTGCACTGACTTTTCGTTTATTTGTCATTAAGCTGCTTCACCTCTTTTCTTTTTCTTCTTTTTACGTAATCCATAAATAACGGTATTAACAAAGTATCTTGTTTCATCCATATGGTGATCATTCTCTTTTAGTGGCTTATCTTCGCCACGTTCTACTGATTTCTCATCCCATATATAAGAAGCGAACTCTTTAAATGTTTCATTACAGCAGTCGTTAAAATAAATAATGCCCGTGTTAAGTGCAACACCGACATTACCAATACCCTCTTTAACATTATTTCGGGCCTTATATACTTTTCGTTTATTTCTAACTAATAAAGCTATAAAAGAAGCAGCGGACGGGTCAACTACAGTTCCACGGATCGGCAAATCCCCTACAAACTTTTCAAAGTCTTCGTAGTATTCTTGATCTGTTTTCTGCTTTTCTGTTTCTCTACCGCTATAACGGTACTCTTTCACCTTGTACCATACTTCTTCGCCTTTTTCGATGCACTTACCCCACAAACCGTAAACCATAGCATTCTGTGTACCATAGTCACAAGAGACAAAGTATTCAACGTACTCTCTTTCAATTGTAGGAACTTTATGTTTATCTTCATCAAACATGTCAAATATAAGTCCAGAAGCAGCTGCCCAAAGCCCTAAAATGTATCGTTTGAAGAAGACGCCACTATACATCTTGTAATATCGCTGTTTTACTTTTTCAGATAAGGATAAGTTATCGTCCATCGTAAAGCGAATGTGTAGCAAGTTCTTTTCTCTCGCCTTATCTAACCATTCTGTTTTAAACCAATGATAAGGTCCACCAGGGTTACAGTTAAACCAAACTTTTGAACCTTCTACAGAACAACGGCCAGTTGCTTGGTTAACAAATGAACGAACCATAAGCACAACTTCGTCAAAGAAACATCCCGCTAAAGTAATACCTTGGATAAGATCTTGTGACGCTTCATCTTTCCCACCAAAAATATAAAAGAAATTTGTTACGCCATCTTTAGTAATCGTAAGCATATTCTCACTTCTATGATCCTTAACCTTATAACCACGAGACTTCAGCATCTTTTTAAGTGGCGTTATAACGTTACGACGGTGTGAACCAATCGTTTTACCACACATGCCAAAGTTCTCACCTTCAAACGATTCCATTGCCCACATAACATAGGATAGAGCCATTGATACTGTCTTACCAGCACGAATGGAGCCATCACAAATAATCCCGTCATAATCTTTAACGGGACTGTTAGGCTTCCACCAGGTTAATACCTTCAGTTGCTTCTTGGAGAATGGCTTAAATTTGAATGGAGCAGGTTTCTTTTTACGCTTCGGAATCGTCGTCATGGTCATCCCACACTTCCTCTACCTTACCTTCTAGCGCTTCTTTGAAACCGTCGTCTTCGTACTCTTCACCATCTTCACCCTTAATACGAGCAGTATCAGCTTTAGTTTTCTCAATGTTAGCTTTCATTTGAGTTAATTTTAATCTTCTTTCATCGTCTACATTAGCTAGCTTATCGAACCGCTCGATCATAGCAGATAATGATGTCATTGCTCGTGAGTAAGCAGTAAGTAAGTTAGCTTGCTTATCCCACGCAAACTGAACCATGTAAGCTTCTCCACCTTCAGACTCGCTAATAATCTCCTTCGACATATCGTCTTTATCACGAACATGCATGATGCGTTGCGAATTAAGAATGTTAAAGTATTGCAACTGGATAGAATTAAACAGCATATCTAATTCCGTATGGTTTTGTATTTCATCGAGTAATTCCATAGCATGCGGATCATCGTTAGGAATTATCTTTCTGAATAATCCATGCGTCATAGCGTTATGGTTCCCTTTTGGCGGGCCATGCCCTACAGCGTTCTTGTTACCCCATTTAGGGTTCTTGTTACCTGAATTACCCACTGCATTCTTATTACCAATAGGTGCACCTGTTTTCTTTTGTGTGCGTACTTTTTCATCTTTTGTATGCACACTTTTTCTATCCCATTTATATCTGGTCTTCCATGACTTTACAGTATTCACACTGACCTCATATTTCTCAGCCAGTTCCTTATACTTCATACCCTGCATGTAATCTTCTTGAGCTAACTCGTGTTTTTGTTTCACTTCATATCACCCACCACCTTCTATATTAATAGGAAGAAACTCGTTATAACTCCCCCTTATGGTAATCCAAAATTTATTATTGAAATTCTCTAAAACTCGTTGTATTATATTTTTGTATTTTCTCAGTTCCCAAGCCGAGAATACATCGTCACTTCTGAAAGAACCCGAACTCCAGCGGGTTCTTTTTGTAAAATTAAAAACATCCATTATATGAACACTTCATGTTATTATGGTAAAGCTGTATTAATTCAGATTGATATGTAGGTGAGACTAATGGAAAATAAAGAACCTGAACAAAAGTATGATCTAAGCAAGATATACACATACACAGAACTTCCTGATAAAATCAGCGGTCGCTGTGATAATTGCGGAAATACCGCATTCAAAAGTTCCGTTAAAGATTTCATCTATTTAAGAGAGTGCCGTAAATGTGGCATGAAGAAAAGTATCTAGCCCCGTTTAGGGCTTTTTTCTTTATAAAATAAAAAAGCAGTGTATTCGCTACTGTAATTGTTCAACTATCTCTTTAAACAACTGTTGCCCTTTTTCTGGATATCTTTCTAATCCACCATCAGCAAAGTATTCACCTTCGTTAGAGAACATTTCAATAAGAACTTCTCCGTTCTCCCAAACTTGCAGCGAGAATATCGAACATGAAATGAATTCTTTTAATGCTGCATCCTTTTCAGTTGTTGCCAGTATGATTTCCAAATCATCACAGTAATCCATCTTTACAATGTAGATCAGCACGAAATCACCTCAAAAGAATCTTATTTTTAAAAATACATAACGAAAACTAATTTATGCAGGGAAATTACATATTCATGCGAATGACTGCTCATAATGTATCTTATGTAAACAATGTTTTTGGGAAATATGCTGTTATATCAACGTTTGTAGCACTTTTGAAAAATATTATTATAATTTCTTTTATGCATCGTTGATTTTACGCTATTTTCACCCTTAACTCACCGTTATTTCCTGCATAAACTTCACTTTGTTAACTATCTCTATTTTTGTGCAGTTTTATTTCACTTCAATATCACAATTCTCATTCGTCGCTACTTCCCAATCATCTTGAGTAATATGGCTAAGTGTAAATAAAATATCATTCGTTTCTTTTAAATTTATAACCTCACCTGTTTTCGTGTAGATAACTACGTTTCCATTTTCGTATTTCCAGTAGCCATGCCACTCTTTTCTTTTAATAGGTGTACCAGCAGTAAGGCTTGCGAATAAGTCTTTAAACTTCATTATTATTTCCTCCTCTATTTTCGTTCATTGTGTTCGTTTGTTTTGTTAGCTCTCTTTTTTAGATATTCAGCAAACTTAGTTCTCACTCTTTCAAGTGCTTCTTTACGTTCAATCGCTCTATCTCTCTCGCTTGTTATATCGTAAGGGCCATCAGCTGGATCAGGATAAACAATCTCATCACAAATTTCTAAAAAATAGTCACCATCAATCTTTCCTTGTAACCACATCTTTGCGTACATATTAAGTTCATCCAGCTTCTTTTGCTGAGATTGTGTTAACTCCATCCCCTCACCCCTTATCTTTCATTAACAATAATCAATCCCTAAAGCGTTCTGCTGCTTTCTTACCTAAATAAGCGAATAAACTTTTCACTACAATAGTTAATAACCATACAATTGAACTAACTGTGAATACCGTCATGTAGCTTACATCTAATTTAAATACAAAACTAATAATCCAAGCGATCCCTAACCATACAGCTGACCATGTTCCAAACGACAGAATCAAAATCCCTAATATAGCTAATGTAAATACTGCTCCTAACCCTTTAAACATTCCATCATCTCCTTCTTAACAACAAACAAGACGTCCACCAGATCACGGCAGCGCCTACGATAATTGCTATTAATCATTATTGTCCTTCATCATAAGTTCCACTAAGTCCCCTCGACTGACTGGTTCTTCGTTAGAACTATTCATCAAAGTTCCTACATTAGTAATAGCATCTCCTAAACGTTCAAGTGCTTCTACACATTCATTAGCTGCAGCAGTTAATTCTCTAATACTTTCGCTCGCTTCTTTCGCATCAACATCTACCTTTAATGACAATGCATTCTTTTGTTCACTCATCATTATCCTCCTATTTAAATGTCCATTTTGTTCAACTTCACGTTTAATGTGTAATTTCTATATAACAAAGAAAAAAGCCACCTGTATATAACAAGTAGCTACTGTACTCTTTCTAATATTAACTTTAAAAGTAATACGTCTCGTGGATAACGATCAGCATCTAATTCTAACCATTCCTCTACATCCCATAACTGAGTAGCTCTGAATCCTGCATCCCATGGATTGTCTCCTCTTTTGAGATCCAAATAATCAAGCGCTTTTATTACACCGTTAGGAATCTTTTCATCCACCATTCTATCATCTCCTTTCTCTCTATCATTTCGACAGAAAGGAGGAATTTCCTACAAAGAAAAAAGCACCCGTTTTGGATGCTTATCAATCGCCTACAGACCATTTTTGACACTTAGGACAGAAAGCTACGCTAAATCCTGTGAAATCATCATAATTATCTTTAATTTCTTCCGTAAGCAGATCTAAATTGCTGTTATATATCATTTCATAAAACACTTTACGTACGGCATACTGTTCACCATCTACCATGACAGTTATCCACTCATCACTTAATACGTGCTCAGGAGTTACTTCATTATATATACTTCTCTCTTCGTATATATGAGAGTCAGCACAACCACACTCATCGCATTCACCCATTTGAGCTATTGCAGTTCGTTCTAATTTGGCGTGTTCTAATATGTATTGTTTAATTATGTCATCGCCTACGTCTATAGCGATAGCGTTCGATCCATTGCTATCTGCATATTCGAATTTCTCTTCAATTAATTTCATTTTAGTCACCATCCCTTTTACCCTAATTATACCAAAAAAGAACCGCTACAATTTAGTAACGGCTCATAAAAATATTAAAGGGGATGGGAGAAAAGAGAGAAAACAAATGGCATAAGTTTCTCTTAGATTAAGGCTGAGAACTCTCAACCTTCTCCAAGCCACCGCATCAACTAGTATGGCTACACGCCCTGTGTTCGGTGACTGGGAGAAGACAAAGAATCTTCTCGTTTATTCTCCGTAGAGTCGGTCAATACTTCAGCTTATCGCCTTCGCAAACCATTTTTGTTATATTTCGTCCCGTGACAGATGAAATATAAATATTGTCGATTATAAAGGGAATCAATCTTTATATTCATATCAAGACGGTATTGCATTTTTCCACCGCCTTACTATAACCAACATAACTAGGGGTTGCGGAGAGGGTAATAACCGCACTATGTTGGCTATAGTAAAGAGGTGACTAGTCTCTTTACACCTGACTACACGCCCATGTAGTAAGAATCGTGAGTAATTACTATATGAACTAGCAATCAAGTAACGTATACAGCAGAATCAAGTTTTGCCAATCTTTAAGCACCAGAATAATTTTCATTCAATCATGAAAACCATCCCCATTCTTAGAAATCAACATACAGGACGAAAATAGATTTTTTTATATCCATTTCCATAACATAAAAAGGTGAATAATTATATTACGGATGATAGATACAAATTAGAAACAGCATGACGAATGCGAGTTATCTCACACCCGCCACACTGGAATATGTCATTGTAAT